GCGCGGGCTTCTCGGATTCGACGATGCGCTGGACGAGGCGGGTGTTCACGCGCTCGACCTGGTCGTGGATGAAGACGGTGATGCGGTGGGCGAGCGAGTCGTATAAGTGAGCTGCGGCAGCGGTTCCGCCCTTGATTTTCAGATCGTTAGCGAAGAGTGCTTGAAGTTCAGGTTGAAGGCGGGAGTCGCCGAGGAAAAGCGTGTCGCCGACGATGGAGTTGCTGCTGCCGGAGTAGCCGGGGAGCAGCGGGTCGTCCTTGATGGAGAGGTCGGCGCCGAGGATGGTGGCGAAGATATGGCGGAGGCGGAAGTCTTCGAGGACGATGATGGCGCCGCGGGTGCACATGCCGTCGGTGGCGACGTCGAGCGCCTGGGTGATGCCGTCGGCGGTGCCGCGCTTTTTGTAGAGTGCGGGTGTGGCCTGGAGGCGCGCGCGGCGGCGATCGGGCGGGTAGTTGGCGGGGTCGACACCGATCCAGCTGCCGAGCCAGCCGAGGGCGTCGTCGGGTGCGGATTCGGGGCGGGTGAGGAGATAGGCGTTAGCGACGCGGTCTTCGATGCGGGTGAGCTGCGACTCGAAGATGGTGACGAAGCGCTCGAAGAAGTCGTGGTGGGAACTGGGGCCGTCCTTGTCGGCGTCAGGGCCGAACTTGGCTTCGCGGTAGAGCTCGGGGAGGTAGTGCTGGACGTAGGAGAAGCGCGAGCCGTAGACGCGGAGGGCGGCGATCTCGGGGGTGCTGCGGCCGTCGCCGTTGAGCTGGATGCGGATGCCGAGGTAACGGCCGGTGAGGTTGCGAACGGTCTTGTTGGCGCGCTGAACGAGGACCATGAAGAGGCCCTGCGAGTTCTTGATGGGGCTCGCGTTGAGCATGGCCGGCGCGAAGGGGACTTCGGTCGGCGAGGTCTGCCAGACGGCAGTGGGGGTGTCGGCGAGGAACTTTGTGGGGATGGAGGAGAGGTTTGGCGAGCCCAAGAGATGCGGGAACCACTGCGTGGAGGGGTTGCTGAGGTCGGGGGTGTCGGAGGCGGCGAGCCAGAGGATAGCGCCGCAGCGGGGTGGGAGGATGGCTTCGAGGAAGAGGCGGTGCCAGACAGTTTGGGAGACGCCGCTGTCGATGACGGCGGGGCCGGCTGGGTTGGTGGCGGCGGACGAGGCGAAGGTATTGAGCGAGAGGGGCAGCAGCGGCAACATTTCCGTGCCGTTGGCGTAGAACGGGGGCAGGGTGAAGCCGTGGACGAAGGGGCCGGCGTTGGCTTTGCCGGTGGCGAGGATGTAGGTTTCTCCGGCTGGAAGTAGCTGTTCTTCAATGTCTTCCAAGGTATAGATCAAGGCTTCATTGAGGTTTGTGGCGAAGGCGGCGAGCTTCTGCGGGCCGAGCCAGGCGATGGCGTAGGGGAGCCGGACGCCGCTGAGTTCGAGCGGGTCGCTGGGAGGCTGGGCGGCGTCGAAGGTGCGGAGGTTGGTGGTCTGGTTGGTGGCGGCGTTGGTTGCCCAGGAGAGGAGCGCGAACTGGCTGGTTTGCGGGAGAGCGGCGAGGGCGACGAAGTGCTCGGAGGCCGGGAGAGGTGTGCGCGCGGAGAGGCTGGGCGGGTTGGCGTTGGCGACGCAGGAGGAGAGAATGCCGGGGTCTTTAGCGTCGGTGGGGCCGGATTGCAGGGGGAGGCCAGAGACGGTGCCGAGCTGAGGGGTGTCGCGGTCGAGCGCGAGGACGCCGCCCGCGGGGAGCGCGGCGAGGCGCCAGAACTTGAAGCCGGGGACGGTGAGGGTGAAGTCGGGCCAGCGGTTGCGGCGGTCGACGAGGATGAGTGCGCCGTCGACGGCGATGTAGAGGATGGCGTCGTAGCCGAGGGCGAGGTCCGTGACGTTGGGGCTGGCTGGCGTGTAGATGGGGACTTCGCCGGTACCGCTGCCGCCGGCGACGACCTGGCCGCTGACGGAGTCCCAGCGGGCGTAATTGTTGAACTGGTCGACGGCCATGGGGGTGACTTCGACCATGGTCGTGGCGGCGGCGAAGTCTTCGGCCGGTCGGCTGTCCGTCCTCATGCTGCGGAGCTGCAGGCGGTTGCTCTTGCTGCAGAAGGCGAGGCCGGTTTGGGGCGGGCCTGTGCAGGTCCAGGTGATGTTGTTGTCCTGCGTGAGGTGGGTCTGGATGGAGGCGAAGCTGGGTGGCGTCGCGCTGGTGGTGGCGTCGCCGATGGTGGCGCTGACGCGCTGGAGATTGTTGTTGGCGTCGAGGATGTACTGGCCGACGCTGAACGATGCGTTGGCCTGCCATGCGCCGGGGCCGGAGTTGATCCAGGTCACGGTGCCGTCGAGGGTGGTGTCTCCAATTGCGGGCTTCCACTGCGGGGGCTTGGCGTCGGATTTTCCTGCGAGCTGGACGGTCTGGATATGGCCGGCGGGGTCGATGATGCCCTGTCCGACGCGGTAGGCCGTATTGGCGCGCCAGGGCGGCAGCCAGTCGCCGGGTTGGCTCAGCATCCAGAAGCGTAGACCGTTGGAATCCATAGGCTCCTTAGCACACCGCCGGCACTACAGGCACGGCGACACTGTTGTCGGTATCGTTGTCGGCGGACGCGGCGAGGGTGGTGGGCGCGTCGACCACGGTGCCGTCTTCGCTGGCGATGACGATGACTTGTAGAACTTCGGGGAGTTGCCAGCTTTGCATGTCGAGTTCGGAGCGGCCGCTGGCGTCGGGCTTGATCTGCTGGTAGGTTCCGTTGCTCAGGTGCGTGAAGAGGTTGAGGCCGTCGACTTCGATGACTCCGGGGACCTGGCTCACGATGACTTCGAGCTCGAGGCTGCGGACGTGGCGGCCGAGGGTCCAGCCGGTGTTGTCCGTGCCTCCGGGGGCGATGGGCCAGAGGTAGGCGCGCAGGGCAGTTTCGACGGCCTGGCTGACCTGGAGGAGGCCGAAGCCCGTCTTGACTTCGACGGAGACGGAGATGCCGAGGCCGACGTACTCGCTGGAGATGACGTACATCTCGGCGGTGGCGGGGCGGCGCGGGTTGAGGTACTGATAGACGGTTTCGAGCAGAGGGCGGTCGGCGCGGGGGCAGGGGTTCTGCACGCCCTGCTTGCCGGGAATGACCATGACGGAGACGACGCCCGGGACGTTGGGCGTGCGGGTCTGGGGTTTGAAGAGCGGAAGGACTTCGACGCGGGCGATGTCGGCGCCGGGGACGGACTCGGCGAGGGCGGTGTAGTCGCCGGCGGTGACGGCGCGGTCCTGGTGCTTAAGCAGCGAGGGGATGCGCTGCTCGGCGTGGTCGAGGGTTTCGGCGTCGACGCCGCCGCGGGTGGCGATGGGCTGCTGGACGGTGATGGTCTGGGTGATGGGGACGCCCATGGGGTTGAGCGCCTGGATGGTGGAGAGCGAACCGGCGGGGAGGTTGCCCGCGGCGCCGCCGCCGGCGCGCATCTGGCGGACTCGGATGCGGCGGCCGATGGGGACGATCATGCCCTGGAGCTGGTTGCCGAAGGTGACGGTGCCGGCTTCGGGGTCGAGTACGAAGGCAGGGGCGGGGCCCTGCAGGATGGAGAGGTCGTCGACCTGCTGCCAGAGCTGGTAGCCGAAGCCGGGCATGTCGACTTCGAGCTGGAAGGTGGAGGGGTCGACTTGATTTTGCGCCAGGCTGAAGACCTGGCCGGGGGTGCCGTCGCTGACGCCGATCACGATGGACTGGAAGGTGGTGCGCTGGTCGATCTGGACCGAGTTTGCGCCGAACCAGCTGAGCTTGAGCGAGGTGGTGGTGGTGAGGCGGACCCAGGTGATGAGGCGGTCGGCGATGGCGGGGTCGTCGAGGCGCGGCGGGCGGAGGCCGACGCCGGCGCGCGGGTCGTTGCGGACGTCGTTGGGCGGAGCGCCGATGACGGCGGATTCGGGGACGAGGAGGCGGACGATGCCGGTCTGGGTGAGGCCGAAGGTGGTGTCGTCGACGACCTTGAGCGTGGTGTAGGTGCCGGCGTCGCTGCTCATCTGCCAGGTGCACTGCACGGCGGCGGGTGGGCCGACGTCGGAGAAGAGGCCGGGGATGAAGAGCGAAGGGACGATGCCGACGTTGAGGAGCTGTTGTTTGTTCTGGCCGCCGATGGCGGCGATGATGGCGTCGCGGTTTTCTTTTTTGCCGGCGAGTAGTGCGAGCCAGATGCTGTTGTCGGTGGTGGAGGACTGGAGGTCGATGCCGGTGTCGTCGGACTGGCCGTTGGAGAAGATGGGAGTGGTGGTGTAACCGGTGGGAAGCGTTTGCAGGTTGTACAGCTTTTGCAGACCGGAGAGCAGGGACATGGAGCTGGACTTCTGGTCGGCTGAGAGCGGGGCCTTGATGTAGGCCTGCGCGGTGAGCGGAAGGAGGTTGAGCTCGCCGAGGGTTTCGAAGCGGGTTGCGCCGGAAGCGGTCTTGGCTCCAGCGAGCATGGAAACGGGCGCGGTGGCGGAGGCGTCGAGTGAGAGGGAGAGGATGCCGGTGGCCGCGGCGGCGGGCTGCATGGACTGGCCGAGGAGCTTGAGGAAGGCGAGGTGCTGCTTTTCGGGGATGAGGTTGGCGCGATAGAGGATGGTGTCGGCGAGCCAGGAGAAGAGCTCGATGAGCGTGCGGCCGGGGTCGCCGGGGAGCGGGTTGGACCACTCGGGGGTATGCGCGGGGACGCTGGCGACGATCTCCTGTACGAGGTCGTCGAATGAGCGGTCGTCGAGAGATGGCGGTATCAGAGGCACGTTAGGAACTCACTTGCATGGTTAGGCCGATCTGCTGGGCAACGTTGGTGCGCAGCAGGCGGTAGCTGATCTGGACCTGGACCTCGGAGGGCGAGTCGGGCACGGGGTCGACGGCGATGGCGTCGACGGTAATGCGGTTCTCGTAGTTCTGCAGGTTTTCGAGGACGGTGGACTGAATCTGGCGGCGGAGGGAGATGGTGTTGCCCTCGTCGAGGAAGTTCTGCAGGCCGGCTCCGAAGCGGGGGCGCATGAGCTGCTCGCCGGGGCGCGTGGTGAGGATGATGCGGATGGAGTCGCGCACGCTGCGCTCGAGGTTAGGCCAGGCGAGCCGGCCCGTGGCATCGGGCTTAGGCATGAAGGGCCAGCTGACGGGATCGTAGTAGGCGGTCATGGTGTGCCCTCGTCCGGTGAACTGGGCGCCGGGACTGGAAACGGGATGCAGATCTTGATGAACGGCAGCCAGAAGAAAATGATGTTGAGCAGCGAGAGAAAAATGTTGAGAACGAAGAAGGCGCAGATGGTGATGAGCGGGATGTTGAAGCCGCAGATCCAGTCGAGCTTGAGGCCCGCGCCGCCGCCTGCGCCTTTCATGAGGCCGGACATGCTGGCGCCCTGCATGGCTCCCATGAGGCTGCCGGGGACATGGAAGCTGCAGTTCGGCTTGAGCTGGTCTTTGGTCATGGTGTTGAGGTCGGGCAGCGGGACGGGAGGATGGCTGCGCTGGCTGCCTTCGTACCAGGCGGCGATGCGGAAGGGATCGCTGTACTGGCTCCAGACGAGTTTGGTGGGGCAGGCGGGAGATTCGCCCTTGATGCGGAAGAACATGCGCAGGCGGTAGCGGCGGGTAGAGTCCTGAAAGCGGCCCTGTGGGGCGAGGATGTTTTGCGAGCGGGGGGTGAGGGCGTCGGAGAGGGCTTGCAGGATGGCGGTTTCGTCGGCCTGGGTGAGCGCTTCCCAGGCGGTGGGCATGAGGAGCGAGGATGTGGAGCGGTCGATGAGGCAGGCTTTGGCGGTGTTGTAGAAGTCGCCCATGCGCATGGTTGCGGTGTTAGGCGAGACGCCGAAGGTGACCTTGCGGTTGTTGAGGAGGGTGAGGATCTTGTTGCCTTCAGCGGTGCCTTCGAAGGCGCCAAAGACGCTGTGCAGCATGAAGAGCGCGCTGGTGAAGACGTTGAAGGGAGCGACGGAAGAGCCGAGGTTGAGCGAGTTGACGAAGTCGCCGGACATCCAGCGGGAGTCGATGGTGGAACCGGGGAGCGGAGCGGTGGGCGGAAGAGCGCTGTAGCGCAGCAGGCCGGGGAGGCTGTCGAGGAGGTCGGCCTTGTTGATCAGCGGCGGCGTTTTGGGCTGTGCGTCGGAGACTTCGCTGCTGGCGGTGGGGATGACGCCGTAGAAGACGGTGCGGCCGAGGCGGGCGCTGCTTGCGGGTGGGACGGCGAAGGCGGGGGTGGTGCTCTCGGTGTAAGCGCTGGAAAGGCTGAGCGCGGCGAGACGGCGGTCGAGGGTGGGCTGGCCGGAGTAGAGCTGCGGGCGAAGGGTGGGTTCGGGATCGAGGGTTTCCTGATCGGGGCGGAGTGGAATCCAGGCGAACTGGCCGGTGGCTGAGCGCATCCAGGCGGAGACGGCGCTGGGATCTTCGATGGCGGGGCCGTTGTTGGGGCTGGGCTTCAGGACGATGCGGCGGATGACGATGCCGGCGGATTCGATGCGTGTGGGGTCAAGGCGGGGGTAGCTGAGGCTGTCGCAACTGAGCTTGACCATGGCGACGTTCAACATGCGCTGCACGGGCTGGAAAAGCGGCTGCGCGGCGGTGTTGATGGAGGTGGTGGAGGAGATTGCGGGGAGGCTGGGTTTGCCGAGGTCTTCGAGGAAGCGCGTGGGGAAGTCGTCGTTGTGCATCTGCAGAAGCGTGGGCGGCTTCTGCTCGGTGCCGGTCATGGTGACACCGTTGACGAGGATGTCGTGGGCTACCATACGTTCCCCGCTCCCGGTGTGTAGGTGGTGCCGATGACGGTGGTGGCCTGCATGACGTCGCACTTGACGATGCCGCTGAAGTTGGATATGGCCGCGTTGACGGTGAGCTGGGGCGCTGTGACGGTGACGCCGCTGGCGGCGGTGATCTTGACTTCGGCCGTGGGCGCGTTGATGGTGATGCCGCCGCTGTCGATTTTGACGGAGGTGTTGCTGGCGTCGTGGAGCTCGATGGAGCCGCCGCCGGAGTCGGTCATCTTGCCGATTAGCTTGCCGGGGGTGGTGAACTCGATGGTTGGGCCGGTCGAGTCTTCGACGATGGCGATCTTTGTGCCCGCTTTTCCCGTGATAGTCCAGCGGTCGACGCTGTCGCCGGAGCCGCCGAAGCTGTCGGGGGCGGTGTCGGCGCCGTTCCACATGCCGCCGATGACGACGGGGAAGCGGGGGTCGCCGTTGAGGAAGATGACGAGGACTTCGTCGCCGACGTCGGGGATGAAGAAGGCGCCGCGGTTCGAGCCGGCGAAGGGAACGGCGACGCGGGCCCAGACGGGCGCGTCCTGGTCGGTGACGCCGTCGGTGTTGTAGACGCGGATTTGGACGCGGTTGAGGTTGTTGGGGTCTTTGACGTTGATGACGCGCGCGGAGTAAGCGCCGGCGCTGAGCATATCGAGCGCGTGTTCCTGGAGGAGAAGGCTCATGAGCCACCTCCGAGGTAGGCGCACTCGGCGCAGAAGCGAGTTTCGTAGCCGCCGGCGGTATCGAAGTGATGGACGGTGGCGTTGGTGTAGTAGGTGTTGGAGAAGCGCGGGCCGAGGCCGTTGAGCTTGACGTACGAACCCACGCGGAGGTTGGGATTGCCTTCAGAGACGCCGTGAGCGATGACGAAGCTGCGGCTGCGCTGGGCGTACTCGGCGTCGACGAGGGCTTGCGCGTCGGCGGTGTCGAGTGCGGCGAAGCGGCCGAGGTGCTCGGAGCGGTCGGCGAGCGCGGTGTGCTGCCAGTAGGGGCCGGTCTGTCCGACGCCGGGGCCGAGCGAGGATGTCTGGCTGGTAACGTTGATGGCTTTCCCTTGCTTGTAGTCCCAGCCAGTGGCCGTGACCTTGGTGACCTGGTGGGAGAGGTCGGCGATGACGCGGACTTCCTTGAGCTGGCTGTTGAGCTCGATCTCGACGGTGTTGCGCTGGGCCTGGCTGCGCGGCGAGGCGTGCAACTCGGTGCCGACGATTTGCAGATCGGCGTCGTAGCGCGCGAGCAGGCGGCGGAGGAAGTGGAGGTCGGTCTCGTTGAATTGCTGCTGCGTGCCGATGTTGGTGTCGAGTCCGTCGAGAATGGGCGTGAGGCCGAGGTTCGATGCGACCTGTGTAGCGATGGCTGAGAGCGTGGTGGAGTCCCAGGTTTTGGTGCGGCGGGACATGCGGGCGGCCTGCAGGGCATCCTCGGCGAGGACAACGAGGTCGGGCGGGCCGCTGGAGGGGAAGCGGCCTTCGAGCGCGGTGACCTTGCCGCGGAAGATTTCGGTGGGCGAGTTGACCGTGCCGGCGTAGATCTGGATGGCGGCGCCGAGCTTGATGATGGCGCCGTCTTCGAAGACCATGTCGGCGAGGCTGTTGGAGAAGGTGCCAAAGTTGCTCAGGCGCAGTTCGAGCGAGGACATGCCGCCCTCGTGCTCCCGCATGTCCATGCTGAGGAGCTGGGCCGTTACTTTGTCGTTCGCCTGGCCGTCGATCTGGACGGTGGGGATCGCGCTGTAAACGGCGTCGTGCGTGAGTGGCTGTTCGGCCATGGTCAGTTCGCTCGCAGTCGGAGTTTGCGTTCGTGGAGAAGGTGCAGGGCTTCGCGAAGGTCGACGTCCTTCTTGGGCTCGGTGCTGCTGGGCGAGGCACCGGCGGCGGACGGCGGCGTCTGCTGCTGGACTTCAACGTGCATTTCGTCGATGGTGACTGCCATTGCTGTTCCTTTCGTCTAGTCGTCGCGGCTGAAGGTGAGGCGGTCGCGGAAGCTGAATTGCGCGCCGACGTTGGTGGAAAGGCCGGGGGAGGCGGTGCTGTTCGCTGCGCCTCCGAGGCTGAAGCTCGCGCCGGGCGCGGTGGAGATGTCGGTGACGGCGGTGGCGGTGAGCATCTGCATGGGGTTGAGGCGGCCGGTGGAGCTGATGGAGGCGCGGCCGACTTGAAGGCCGGCGAAAGCGCCCATGGTGGCGGGGACTCCGGCGGAGGCGGAAGCGCCGAAGGTGGGGGCGAGGCCGCTGGTCTGAATGCCGAAGCCAGCGGTTGCGCCTCCGGAGATGCCGAAGGTTGCGCCGCCGGAAACGCCGATGCCTGCACCGCCGGAGATGCCGATGCCCGCGCCTCCGGAGATGCCGATTCCCGCTCCGGCAGAGACGCCGATGCCTATGCCGCCTGAAACGCCGATGCCCGCGCCTGCGGAGAGGCCGATGCCTGCGCCGGAGGACGTGGTGACGAAGGCGGCGGGTGGGTTGAGCGTTACGCCGGCGTTGACTTGCAGGGAGGCGCCGGCGGTGAAGCGGAGGCTCGCGAGGCCGTTGTCGGCGCCGAGCTGGCGAGCTGCTCCGGGGTCGCCTCCGCGCGTGGCGGCGGAGAGGGCGCTGTCGCCGCCCGAGGTGGGCACGAGGCTGCCCGCGTTGGAGGGGCCGGCGAGGTTCGCGCCTTCGTCGAAGACCTTGTCTTGGCGCGAGAGGCCGATGCTGACCAGAGCGCGCAGGGCAACGCCGTCGGCGGAGAAGAAGTCGATGGTCTCCTTGAAGGAGTCCATGATGCCCTTGAACTCGTATGTGCCCCACTGGAACTTGAGGACTGGCGGGGCCTTGGCGGGTGGGCCGCTATCGCCGCCGTTGGCGCTGGGCGGATTGGCCGTTTGCGCGGCGGCCGAGGCGGTGCCGGTGGCCTGCATAAAGAGTGCGATGACGTTGGTCTGGGTGCGGACGTCGGCGCCGGTGTCGGTGGTGTCGAACTGGAGATCCATGGTGAGCTTGCCGGAGAACTGGGCGACGTACTGGACCTTCTTTGGGCCACCGGACTGCTGGGCAACGGAGTTCTCGACCGTGTAGACCAGCGACGCCGGGTTGAACTGGACGGGCACCGGCTTTCCTTTGGGGAGAGCGGTGAGCGTGGCCTTCGCGACTTTGGGCGGCTGCTGGGGCATGGGTTATAGCTGCTGCGTTGTGGGCGTTACCGACCACAGGCCTTCATGGACGAGGTGCAACTCTTCGATACCGACTTCGGTGTTCTTGGCGTTGAGGTCGGAGAATTTGTACTTGATGGGCATGGCGCGATCGAGCTGCCAGGCGAGCACCGCGAAGCCGTCGATGTCCATGAGGTTGATGGTGATCTGCATGCGTGGAGCGAAGGTGCCGGTCGAGACCGAGTTGAATATCTGATAGAGGTTCTGGTTGGTGCTGATACCGCGCTTGAGGACGACGGTGGCGAAGTTGGTGTTGCCGGCGCGCTGCGCGGAGCCGTAGTTGCGGCCGCCTTCCTTGATGACCTTGGGCTCCATCGTGGCTTCGAGGCCGGTGCACTCGGCGAAGGCGCCGGAGCAGACCTGGAAGGGATCGTTGCCCGCTCCGTCGGTGAGCGAATCGGTGAAGAAGTCCACCTGGAAGCGGAAGATGTGGAGTGGAGAGAGCGATGCCATCAGCTGGCCTCCGCGAGGTTGGCGGTGATCTGTTGGCCGCTGGTGCCGCCGGTCTGCATGGCGAGCTTGACGCGGATGGTCTCGATGGTGGAGGCGGCGTTGAAGGTGACGTCGGCGAGGACGCGGCCGTTGTCGAGGTCGTTCTGGGTCATGGTGCTGCGGTCGCAGCGGACGGAGAAGGCGTCTTTGACGGAGGCGCCGTCGAGGGCGTTGAGTGTCCAGAGGCGGGTCATCAGGTTCTGCAGCGAGCGCTGGACGCGGCCCCAGAGCGCGGGGCCGTTGCGCTCGAAGATGGTGGCCTCGCCGGTGAGGCGCGAAGCTCGGCAGATGACCGCGACGAGGCGGTTGACGGGGCCGGAACGGTAGCTTTCGCCGGGGTAGGCGGTGACGTCGGACAGCAGGCGGAGGCCGGAGGGGGTGAAGCCGAAGAGGCTGAGGCGTTCTATCAGCGGCTTCGGCGATTGGTTGTTCCAGATGAGCTTCGTGGCGGAGCTTTTGGTTTCGTGTGCGGGCAGCGCGGGCCAGACATCGTAGATGCCGGAGGGCGTGACCTTGGTCGCCGAAGTGAAGGTGCCGCGGGTGAGGGCGTTGCGGGCGAGGAGGCCGGTGAACGCGCCGTCGGGAGGTTCGAGGGATTCGAGCAGGACGTGGGAGCCGGTGGTCTTGAGCCACGGATAGCAGAGCTGGAGGAAAGCGCTGGAGATGTTGCCCCCGGGGATGACGCCTTCGGGCGGGGCGAACTCCGGGAGCTGGGAGGCGACGATGGCGCGGATGTCCTGCGCGAGGTCTTCGGCGGAGGGGTTCTCGATGACGACGGCTGGGTCCATCTGATGCGGCAGGGGGAACGCGGTGACGAACTGCATCTCGCGGAGGTGGAGCTCGTTGCGGAGGCCGCCGCTGGCGAGGAAGTTGAGGATGGCGGCGACGCTGATGGCCCACTTGCCGTAGTCGGCGGTGGAGAGCCGGGGGGCGGGGGAGTTGAAGAGGCGAAAAGGCTGGGGTGTGATGTCGGCTTGTGCGCACTCGACGAACTGCTCGGGGCCGGTGGGGATGGTGGGGATTTCTCCGGTGGCTGCGGCGGGGATGGAGGCGGAGAGGATGGCGAGGTCGGGTGTGACGAGGAAGGATACGTCTTCGAGCACGGCGAGGCTGCAGACGCCGGTGCGCGTGGAGGGGATGTTGGCGGAGTAGCTGATGTTGGGCAGGAGGGTTTTGAGTTTGGCGGAGAGCTCTTTCGTGCGGGCGGGGTCGTTGGCGAGTGAGGCGATGGGGTCGCCGACGCGGACGACATAGCAGCGGCGGCCGCCCTGGGCGAAGAAGGTGGAGACGGTGGCGGCGAGGTAGTCGGTGCCGAAGGCGCTGCCGGTGCCGCCGCTATCGAAGATGGAGTTGAATGCGGCCCAGGTTTCGAGCAGCACAGGGACGTTTTGGATGTTCGCGATCTGCGCGGCGGTGTAGCCGAGCGTCTTCAACCATGCAGCCGAAGACGCGGGGACGGACGCGCCGGGGAGCACACGGACAAGGCCTACGAAGCAGGCGATGTCCGCGCGGCCCTGGTTGATGTCCGGCGGGTCAGGCTGGTTGTTGAAGATGACGCGACTCATCGATCCCTCGTGCGGTGAACGTTGATCAGGCGGCGGTGATTTCGAAGCCTTCGGGTGCGAGTACGAGTTCCTCGATGGCGAGGTCGCCGGTGCCTTTGCCACTGAGCGCGGGGCCGGTGTAGCCCTTGGGCGTGACGGAGAAGAGCTTGTAGATCTGCACAGGGTTGTTGGCTTCGTCGCGGAGGGTGATGGTCACGTCGCGCTGGGCATCTACCCCCGTGGTGCGGGCTTGCGTGATCCATTGCCAGAGGTCGGTGGAGTCGACCAGGCCGCGTTTCAGCGTTACCTCGCCGACCGTGTACATGCCGCCGTACTTGTGTACGTGGGTCACCTTGTCGTTGCCGTCGCGGTACTCGGAGATGTGGATCTCGGTCTTGAGGCCGGTGACGTCGGAGAAACCGCCGAGGGGCTTCTCGGGGTCGCGTCCACCTTTGAGGTCGACGATGTAGTTATATGCGGGGTACGGCGCAATACGGTTCGGCATCGGGTATCTCCTCTTTCAATGAACTTGGTTAGCTGCGGGCGTTGGCGGTCATCTGGCCAATGCGGAAAATGACGAACTCGGCCGGCTTGAGCAGAGCGACGCCGATGAGGCAGATGAGACGGCCGTTGTCGAGGTCGTTCTGCGTCATGGTGGTGCGGTCGCAGCGGACGAAGTATGCGTTGGAGGGTGCGGTGCCGAGCAGGTTGCCCTCGGCGAACTCGTTGTTGAGGAACGAGTCGACGGAGTCCTTGACGCGAGCCCAGAGAGCGGGACCGTTGTTCTCGAAGACCGCCCACTGGGTGCCGTTGTCGACGGAGTGCTCGAGGTAGGTGAGGTAGCGGCGGACGTTGATGTAGGTGAACTCGGTGTCGGAGCTGACGGTGCGCGCGCCCCAGACCCGGTAGCCGCGGTTGGGGAAGAAACGCAGGCAGTTGATGCCGAGAGGGTTCAGCACCATCTGTTCGGCGAAGCTGATGTGGCGCTCGAAGTCGACTGCGCCGAGGACGACTTCGTTGGCCGGGGCTTTGGCGACGCTCTGCTGGTGGTCGTTGCGGGCGTAGATGCCGGCCATGAAGCCGGTGGGAGGAACGGCGACTTCAGCGGGTGTCGACGTGCCTGCGGTGGCAAGCGGGTTGGGCGTCATGACCCACGGGACGTACATCGCGGCATAGCTGGAGTCGACCTGCGCCCGCAGGGCCTCGTAGTCGGAGTCGAGCAGGTTGGGGCCGGCTTCGAGGATGGCGACGCGGTAGGCGCGGGTCCGCTCGACGTGAGGGACGAGGCTGCCGAGCATGATGTTGGTGCCGTCCTTGTAGCTGGACGAGCCGGGGGTGGCTACGATGGCGATGTCTTCGAGCGGCTCGAGGAAGGTGAGCGCCGCGGTGTAGGCGTCGGACATTGGTTCAGCGCCGTCGCTGCCGCCGGTGAGTGTGAGGGTCGCGGAGCCGGAGATAGTCGCCGGATCGAACTTGGGGAAGAGCGCGTTGAGCAGAACGTCCGGTGTGATCTTGGGGCCGCCGAGCGACGAGCCGATGTTGAAGTAGATCTGGTTCTGGAGAGCGTCGACGTGGCGCGGCGGGTCGACGCCGAGGACGTCGCCGAGGTAGTTGGGGTGGGTGGGGTCGAGGCCGAGGTTGTCGTGGACCATCAACTGGCCGGTCGCTCCGGGTGCTGCAACTCGCACGGTGATGACGAAGTAGGTGAAGGCCGCGGAAGGTGTGGACAGCGCGCCGGTCGGCTGCTTGATGGTTGGGGGTGCGGGGGCGGGCGGCGCGGGCGGTGGGCCCGCGGGGGGCACCGGCATGGCGGAGGCAAGGTTGAAGGTGGCGCCCGTGCCGTTGGCGTAGAAGGCAGGTGTGACCGGCGTGACGGTGTTGTTGACCGGCACCGCGAAGAGGAGGGAGCCGGTCGGCAGATTAGCCACCTTCGCGGGCGCGACAGGGGTGGCGTTGAGCGTGACCTGCACCGTCTGCTTGTTCAGGAAAGCGCCCGGGAAGCGGCCCTGAACGACGACTGCACCAGCGCCGGGCGTGCCCGAACTCGCTATGCCCGGATCGATTGCAGGAGCGACGGCTCCGGCGCTGTTGGCGTAGACGCGGGAGAAGTACAGGAGCGAGCCGCCGTTATCGAAGAAGGCCTTGACCGCCAGCGCTGAGTAGTTGGCGCCGAAGGACAGGTCATCGTAGCTTCCGTAGATGTTCTGGAAGTCGCCGAAGCTGGTGAGGATCTCCGGTATGCCGCCTGACGGACTGCCGGCGACAACGCCGCCGCTGGCGGGCCGGCCGCCGTAAGGCATGCCTCCGATGGGGCCGGTGAGGGTGGGACCGGCGAACCCGGTTGTGGTTGTGCCGACACCTTCGATCGAGGGTGCGCGGAAACTGACTTCTTCGACGTAGACTCCTGGTGCAAGATACTCGGGCACGGTTGTTCTCCTTGCGTTAGAAAGAAATGGCGAAA